CGTCAGCAAAGACCTTCATGCGCGACGTTCAGCGCGGGTACGCGCAGCTGCTGCGCGAGGAAAAACGGAAGAAGAGGGCAACACGATGATGATGCGGGCGGATACATGGCCTCGCCAAGGCTGGGCACTGAAAAACGTGACCACTGGCCAGATATGCCTGTCCGAGGTATGCGACGACGAGGTTTCGGCGGAAGCACTGCTGAAGGCGCAGCGCATCCACCAAGCCCATCGCGGCCGGCATGTTGTCGTGCCGGTGCTGGTCAAGGTCGAGTCGGTATGACCGATGGGCCACTGACCCGGCCGGAGCGCTGCGCCGAGTTCGGCATCGCACGCCGGCAACTTGCCGCCATCTACCGCGCCGACGGCTGTGGGGTTTGCATCCATGCCGTGCACGGATGGGGCAGATCAGCCTGCGACACGCCCGGCCGGGTATTCCCGCGCTGCATGAGTACGCCGGGACCGCAATTTGAACTGGATCAAGAACGACTGAAGGGGCAAACACCATGCATATCGGCAAAATGATGGCGCGACTCAATCCGTCGAATGTCCGGTTCGACGTGGGTAGCGGCGGAACACCCAATCTGACAGCAGCCGATATCGCCGCAGCATTGGGGATGGTCCCAGCTGGGTTGGGCAGGGAGCTGCTGTGCCTGGTGTGGTGGCCTGCTGGCGCATCCCTGACCGCGGCGGATCTGACCAAGATCCTTTCCGATGCTCAACGGGTGGAATGGCGCCGCCGCGAAGAACGGCTGCTTGATGCCACGCTGTCAGTCGCGGTGCACACCGGCGGTGACTCGCTGCGCGAGGCACAACGGAAGTACGCCACGGCGCACGCTGCCCGGTGGCCGCGCTGGATCGTCGACGCCGAGCTTGGAACGGCAAACGCTGGCTACGAGCGTGTGCGCGGCGCGGTGCTTGCCGAGCTGGCCAGCCCGGGTAAATGCCCGACATGCGGCGGCCGCGGGTCCACGACCGCCGATGGCCTGGTGATCACATGCCGCCAGTGCACGGGGACGGGTAACCGCCGGGTCTCCGACGCGTGGCGCGCAGAGGCCCTGAACATCACGGAAGGCGGCTATCGGCACACGTGGCGACCCGTCTATGAATGGACGATCGAGCTGTGCGCGGACGCCCTTCGCGTGGCCGCCAGCAAGATGGAGGCGGCATCGGCGTGAATCCGTAGTAGCGCGCTACGGAAATTCCGCTGTATGTTGTCACCGTCGAGCAGTATGAGACTGCGACAAGCCCCGCCCCAAGCGGGGCTTTTTGTTGCTCGGAGGCCGCATGTCAGCCAGTACATCCGCCATCGACACCGTTGCCAGGACGATCTGGGGCGAGGCTCGCAACCAGGGCCGCATTGGCATGCAGGCGGTAGCCAGCACGATCGCCAACCGCGTGAACCTCGATTTGCATGGCGATGGCCGGCCTGACTGGTGGGGCGAAGGTTTCGTGGGCGTCTGTCGCAAACCCTGGCAGTACAGCTGCTGGAACGAAAACGACCCCAACCGCGCACGCCTGCTCGCGGTGACGGCTGAGGATCCTCAGTTCGCCATCGCGCTGGACGTTGCGCGCGCGGCCGTCGATGGAAGCCTGGCCGACCGGACCAACGGTGCTACGCACTATTTCGCACCGCATGTGGTGGCTCCGCCGGCCTGGGCAAAGAGCCGTATGCCGACGGCCAGCATTGGTGACCACGTGTTCTATCGCGTGTTGGACTGACAAGACAGGGGCATGGAGATGATCTATGCGCACACCACGAAAGGGCACGCCGATGCACGATGATCTAAGGGCAGTCTGGCTGCTGATTGCCACGGGCGCGATGATCGCGTTCGGCAAGCTCTTGGCCGGTGACGAGAAGATTACGCTGCGTCTCGCCGCTGGTCGCATCATCCTCGGTTCGGCCACGTCTCTGGTTGCCGGCATGCTGTTGCTGCAGATCCCGGATATCAGTCCATTGGCGTTGCTCGGTACCGGTTCCGCGCTCGGCATTGCTGGCGCGCAAATGGTTGAATCGGCGATGCGCAAGTGGGGCGGCGGCGGGAACGGCAAGGCATGAGGGACAACGATCTGAACGCCGCCCGCGGCATTGTCACTGCATGCGCCATATCGCTGTGTTTCTGGGCCGCAGTCGTCTTAGCGTGGTGGCTGTGGTGATCCGCGTCTATGCCGCACTGGCACTGGCTGGCCTGTTGGCCGTTGGCATCTGGTACTACGGCCATACCCGCTATGCCGCCGGCGAGCTGGCCGGAAACACCAAGGTGGCGCAGCTCACCGCGCAACACGCAGAGCAACTGCAGCACCTGGCCGAATTGTCGGCGCAGTCCGTCGAAGCGGCCCGCACCGCCGAGGATGCACAGGCGCAGGCATTTGCGGACATCGCAGCGCGGTACGAACAGGACAAAGTCCATGCTCAAGAACAGGCTGATCACGTCATCGCTGATCTGCGCGCTGGAACTCTGCGGTTGCGCAAGCAGTGGACGTGCCCGTCTACCACCGCCCCCACTGAAGTGCCCAGCTCAGCAGCCAGCACCGGCCAGCTTGATGGTGGCGCCGAGCTACGAGCAAAGGATGCGGGCGATCTTGTTCGAATCGGAGCCGAGTGCGATGCCCAAGTCAGAGGGCTCCAAGCCCTTCTGATCCATTGATATGCCTATCCGGCCGCCGACTCATCGGCCGCACAAGGTGAGCGGGCAGGTCTATGTGCCGCCTTGTCTACAGCGCAAGACATCAGCTGAGCGTGGTTATGGCGCAAGGTGGCAGAAGGCTCGCGCAGGTTTCCTCGCCAAGCATCCGCTGTGTGCCGAGTGTGCACGAGGTGGCACTACCAGGGCGGCATCCGTCGTCGATCACATCGTGCCGCACAAGGGAGATCAGGGTTTGTTCTGGGATAGCTCCAACTGGCAGCCATTGTGCAAACCGCATCACGACGCCAAGACGGCGCGTGAGGATGGAGGTTTCGGCAACCAGCGTAAGCACCAGGGAGGGGCGGGTCAAATGTCTGCGGCCTCCGGTTCTTAGACCGTCTGTCCAGTCGTTTATTTGCACCGTCAATTCAGAAAAATAGGTTTTTGCTGCACTGTTCTGCTCGGGAAACGATGACATGCCTCGGCCACGCAAGGCGCACAACCTGAAGGTCGTCGCCGGCACCGCACGGCCCGATCGCATCGAGCCCACCGGTGTGGATTTGCCGCTGGTCGATGCCGCGCCGTTGCCGCCGGACTGGCTGCCGAACGCCCATGCACAAAAAGAGTGGGAGCGCCTGGCGCCGATCCTGGCTGCGAACAAGTTGCTGACCGAAGCCAGCTTGTCGACGCTCGGCATGCTCTGCGCGCTGCACGGAAACATCGTCCAGATGTACGCCGCCGGCATGTCGCCGACCGGGCACATGCTGGCGCAGTACCGCGGCATCGCGAACGACTTCGGCCTGACGCCGGTGGCGCAAGGCAAGGTGAAACCCAGTGGCGAGAAGGAAAAAGGCAACCGTTTCGCCGGTAACGGCAAGCGGTGATCGCGACTACATAGCGATCGCGCTGGCCTACGCCGAGGAAGCGATCGCAGACAAGAAGGGGAGGAAGTTCGGCAAGTGGATCAAGCTGGCCGCAAAGCGGTATATAGCCGACCTGAAACGGGCGAAGGCGAAGAAGCCGCCGTTCGTGTTCGACGACTGGCACGCGACTGATGCATGCGACTTCATCGAGAAATTGCCTCACGTCGAAGGCGTCTGGAAGAATGCCGACGGCACGTCGCAGCCGTACATCGTGCTGCACCCGTCGCATGTGTTCTTCGTCGTGCAGCTGTTCGGGTTCCGCAACCTGGACGGCAGCCGGCGATTCACGTCGGCGCTGTTCGCGGTGGCGCGAAAGAACGCGAAGTCCACGCTGGCATCGGCGATCCTGTTGTATTGCCAGTGCTGCGAAAGTGAGCCGGGCGCACAGATAATCAGCGCGGCCACCACCGGCAGCCAGGCGCGGATCATCTTCAACGTCGCCAAGCGTATGGCGGAGTTGACGCCCGACCTGCGCGATGCGTTCGGGCTGGAATGTTGGGCCAATGCCATCAGCCGGGTGGAGACCGGCAGCACCTTCAAGCCGATCAATGCCAAGGCCAGCACGCAGGACGGCTTGAACCCGTCGCATGTGGGCCTGGACGAGATCCACGCGCACAAGACCGCCGACCTGCTGAACGTGCTGACGTCGGCGGCCGGCGCGCGTGCCTGCCCGTTGTGGCTGTACACCACGACCGAGGGTTACACCAACCCAGGTCCATGGGGCGACATCCGCCAGTTCGCGAAGCAACTGCTGCAGGGCGTGTTCGGGAACACCGCAGATCACTTCCTGGTGTTGTTCTACGCGGTCGACGATGGCGACGCGGATTACGACGAGGCGGCGTGGGCGAAGGCCAACCCGCTGATCGATGTCAACCCGCACCTGCTGAATGCGATCCGGAAAGAGGCGGTCGAGGCGAAGGCCATGCCTTCGAAGGCGGCTGAGTTCAAGATCAAGCGCCTGAACCGGCCGGCGGCATCGGCGGAAGCTTGGGTGGATCTGGGGCGGTGGAAGAAGTGCGGCGGCGAGGTGGACCTGGACTGGCTGGAGGGCTACCCCTGCTGGGGTGGTCTCGACCTGGCCAGTACCCGCGACCTCTGCGCCTTCCGGCTGGTCTGGAAGGTGGATGGCATCTACTACACCTACGGCCGGCGCTGGGTGCCGGAGTGGGCCGTCGCGCAGCGCACCGAGCGTGGCACGGTGCCCTATGCCGGCTGGGTATCAGCCGGGCTGATCACGCAGACCGACGGCGACGTGGTCGATTACGCGGTGATCGAGCAGGACATTCTGGAGTTGAATGAACGGTTTCACCCGGCGGCGATCGCGTACGACAAATGGAACGCCACCGACATCACGAACCGCCTTGTCGCGGCCGAGGTGCCCATGATCGAGTTCCGGCAGGGGCCGCAGAGCTACCACCCGGCCATGCAGGAACTCGAGCGCTCGTATATCGCTGGTCACCTGCGCCACGGTGCGGATCCGGTGCTGGCCTGGTGCGCAAGCAATCTGGTTCCGCGGCGCGATGCAAATATGAACATGGCGCCGGACAAGAAACGTTCGGCGGAAAAGATCGACGACATGGCGGCGCTGCTGATGGCAGTGGGCGTCAGTCTGTCGCCCGAAGAAGCGCCTGTCGATATCGGAATTGAGGTGATGTGATGGGCCTATTCGGGAGCTTGTTTGAACGCAAGCAGACCGCCACGATGACCAGTGAGATGCTTCTGCGAGAGCTGATCTCGCAGGGTGGCGGCACGAAATCGGGCGTTCGAGTCACGGCCAAGGAAGCATTGCAGGCATCGACCGCAATGGCGTGCGGTCGCGTTGTTGGATTCGGGCTTGCGCAGGTTCCGTTCAAGCTACACCAGCAGATCGGACGCAACCGTCATGCAGCCGTGAAACATCCGCTGTATCGGTTGCTGTATCTGAAGCCGAACGATTGGATGACCAGCTTTGACCTGCGGGTGATGCTGGGGCTGCATTTGATGTTCTGCGGCCAAGCGTTCGTCTGGAAGAACACGGTGCTGGGAAAAATCGTGGAACTGTTACCGATTGAACCCGGCATGGTGGAAGTCAAGCGTGACGGATGGAACCTTCGCTATTGGGTCACCCTGGACAATGGTCGGCGGCAGGAGATACCCGCTTCGGAGATGTGGCATATCCGTGGTCCATCCTGGAACGGATGGCAGGGCTTGGATGCCGTCAGGCTGGCGCGTGAGGCCATTGGTTTGAGCCTGGCGGCAGAGCAGCATGGCGCGCGCATGTTCGCCAACGGGATGGCGATCCCTGGTGTCCTGCATTCGGATTCTGTGATTAATCCCGAACAGCGCACGGCGCTGCGCGAGTCCATCGAGAAGGCGCAAAACGGATCGAACAAATGGCGCCTGTTGCTGACATGGGGTGGTCTGAAATACACGCCGGCAGCTTCGAACAACGATCAAGCTCAGTTCCTTGAGACGCGGAAATTTCAGGTCGAAGAAACCTGCCGGGCTCTCGGCGTCATGCCGATCATGGTCTACCACAGCGACAAGGCAGCGACCTACGCCAGTGCAGAGGCGATGTTCAAAGCCCATCTGGTTCACACGATGGGGCCTTGGTACACCGCGCTCGAGCAGTCGGCGATGGTGAACCTGCTGACAGCCGCCGAACTGGACGATGGCTACTACTTCCGGTTCACCGTCAACGCGCTGATGCATGCCACCGCCAAGGACAAGGCGGATTACCTGCAGAAGATGTGGGGAATGGGCGCGCTCAACTCGAACGAAATTCGCGAGATGGACGAGCTTGACCCCTACGAGGGTGGCGACACCTACCGTGTCCCGCTGAATACCGAAGATCCTACGAATCCCGAACCGAAGAAAGAGCCGAGCGCGACGCCGGCCGAGGATGGCACCAATGCGACATCTTGAATGTGGGCTGATCGAACTGAAGGTTGCGCCGGCGACGGATGGCACGGACACGATGACCTTCGAAGGCTACGGCGCCGTGTTCGGCAATGTGGATGCATACGGCGACATCATCGAGCCGGGTGCCTTCGCGAGCTTCCTATCCGATGCTCAGTCAGGCAAACAGCAATGGCCGGCGATGCTGTCGCAGCACGGCGGATGGGGCATGAGCGCCGATGACATGACGCCGGTTGGCGTATGGGCCGAGCTATCCGAAGATGGCAAAGGCCTAAAGGTCAAAGGCCAGCTGGCGGAAACCGCGCGCGGCCGTGACCTCTACACTCTGATGAAAATGTCGCCGCGTCCGGCCATCAACGGTCTGTCGATCGGCTATATCCCCAAGGAATGGGAGCCACGCAGCAAGCCGGAAGATCCTCGCCGGCGCATCAAGAAAGTGGACCTGATCGAAATCTCGCCGGTGACCTTCCCGGCAAACAATCGGGCGCGCGTGGATTCGGTGAAATCTGCCGACAGCATCCGCGTGCGTGATGCCGAAACCGCCTTGCGTGATGCGGGCTTTTCGGCAAATGAGGCCAAGGCGATCCTTGCCACAGGCTTCAAAACTGCCATGCGTGACGCTGGCAGCGACGAACTGGCCGAACTCTGTGCGGCTATCGAACGCGGTAGCGCAGCGTTGCGCTAACGCGCCAGCGTAAGCAATCCCTTCTGACCGCCCTTGTGGCGGTTTTTCATTTCAAGAGGAACCATTCATGGACATCAATGAAGTCAAGGGCCTGGTCGAAAAGCAGGCCACCGCGTGGGAAGAGTTCAAGTCCGCCAATGATGCTCGGCTGAAGGCCATCGAAGAAAAGGGCTACGCCCCGGCCGACGTGGTTGAGAAGGTCGAAAAGATCAACAACGATTTGACCGAACTTGGAAAGAACCTTGCCGATGTCGCGAAAAAGTCCAATCGCCCCGGCGCGCCTGGCACCGACGATCTGACTGACGACCAGCGCGAACACAAGCAGGCGTTCGGGAAATGGGCTCGCAAGGGCGAAGAGACCGGCCTTCGCGACATCGAGCGCAAGGCCATGACGGTCGGCTCGGATCCGGACGGCGGTTATTTCGCCACGTCCGAAATGGAAGCTGGGATCGAGCGCCTGCTCGGCGTGCAGTCCAGCCTTTTCCGGCTGGCGACTGTGAAGACCATTGGCGCGCGCAGTTACAAGAAACGCGTCCGCACCAGCGGCACCGGCCACCAGTGGGTGGGCGAGGGTGAGGCTCCGACCGAAGCGACCACGCCGAAGTATGCGGTGCTGGAATTCGTGCCGGGCACCATCTCGACCGAGCCGCAGGTGTCCAATGATGCGCTGGATGATCTGGAGCTTTCGGTGGAGTCAGAGATCATGGATGCGATCGACCAGGACTTCGGCGAAGGCATCGGCGATGC